AATCAGCTGTGGTTTACTGACCTGTCTTCCGACACACAGTCTACCAACATGCTTAACAAGGATGCCTCTGGTAATGTACAGTCTATCCTTCTGGATGATTCTATTCTAACTAAGAGTATTTCTGGTAACGAGCCACTATCCTTTGCATCTATAGCAGGTGTGCTGATTGTTGCTAGTAAAGAGCTTGACTACCCTTTCTACTTAGAATACAAAGGAGCAAGCGATACAGATGGCAGCCCTGTCAACATACAAGAGATACGCATAGAGGTTAGGGATCTGTGGGGTGTGTTCGATGGACTCCCTGTCAATGAACGCCCTTCTACTTTAAGCGATGAACACAAGTACAACCTTTACAACCAAGGCTGGATAGGTTCAACAACAGCTGTCACTCAAGCATTCACAAGAGTGGGTGAGGCAACTACTACCTTATACTACCTATACCCTGATTTATTTGTCAGCCCTACTGGTAACTATATAACTATTACAAGAACAGTGGATGGTAAAAGGTATAGCGGTGGTACATCTCGTCAATACCGTAAAATACGCGATCTTAAAGCACTGTACCCAGGATCAACAGGTGCTACAGAAGTAGTGGCTCCTCCTGGATCAGTGAAAGGTTATCCCTCTAACTCGGATATTAGGTATACAGGTAACAGCACTAACAGTAATGGTGATCCTATTTTTGATCCCGACCTACTAGACCTTGACGGTGCGACAACCAGCCCTGCACCAAGGGGTAGGTATATTATAGAGGCATTTAATCGTGGCTCTATCAGGTCACAAGAGTCAGGGATAGCAGGTCTAGCTCTTGATGAAGAAGAAGGTAACATCTCCGCTGTAGCAACATACGCTAACAGGGTATTCTATTCAGGTGTTGACAGCGTAGTAACAGAGCCTCAAGACGAAAGCCCAGATTACACAGGCAGTATTTTCTTTACGCAAAGCATAGAGAACTTCAAGCAGTTTAACAAATGCTATCAGTCAGCAGACCCTACATCAGAAAATGACTTCGCTCTTGTAGCCACAGATGGTGGTGTTATCAAGATAGCTGAGGCTTCTAATATAGTTAAGCTGGTGCAAGTACGTGCATCTCTTATTGTTATGGCCGAGAACGGTGTATGGGAAATCACTGGCCCTGATGGTGTATTCAAAGCAGACGAGTTCAGCATCAGTCAGGTGACTAACATAGGCTGTAAGAGTGCAGACAGTGTAGTTGTGGCTGAAGATACAGTGACGTATTGGGCTGAGGGTGGCATCTATGCACTATCAGCAGATCAGGTTAGTGGTAAGCTGAATGCTCAGAACATTACAGAGACTACCATTCAGACATTAGATCGGAAGAGCACACGTCTGAACTCCAGTCACACAGTGATCTCGTATGCCGTCTTCTGCTTGAAAAAAAAAATGAAGACAATAGCTATAGAGCTATACACCTTAATACTGACAAAACACTACGACAGTCACTAACCATACAACACACGCAATCAACATCTCTATCCAAA